AAAATATATCTCACTATGTGATACCCACAAGGATGAGGCTGAGCTTAAGGGGTGGAATAAGTTCCTGGGCAAGTATCACCTGAAACTATTGGAGATGTAGGGTGGTTAGACAAATGATACACCCAACCAAGCGAGTAGGAGCATTAGACAGTAAATATGCCTACAACCCCGAACAGTTAGATAAGGATATAGCAGTCAAGGAAAAGGCTAAAGATATTAAAAAAGCAGAAATAAAAATGTTCCTCTTACGGCAATTTGATAAAGAAATGGCTTGGGAAACGACTTATGGGCTAATTATTGACAGCGTTAAGGAGATTAAAGAATATTTGGAGGTGTAAGAAATTTATGAATAAAAGACAATTAAGGGATGCGAAAGATTGTGAAGAAATGCAAGAGATAGGAGAAGATAAAGAGTGTTTGGGGTGTAGTTGTAATACGTGCGTTGCTCGAATTGATACATCAGAAGATAAATTAAACAGCCTGCTAGGTGCTATTGCGAATCACGATAAAGAGGTCTTGCTGATAAAAGCTAATCATTTAAAGCAATCGGATGGAGAAGGTTGGGCAATTGGCGAAATGGTTGTAAGAGCATTAAAGCTTATGTCGCAGTAACTAGATACCACGAAGCAAGGGAGGTTAGGCATGAACTATAAGCAAATAGAGGACCGTATAAGAAGCCTAAAGAAAGACCGAGCAAAAAGAGACATGATTAAGCTAGAATTAGAGGGCCTAACAGACTATATAGATAATATTAATAATATACCGGATGATTCAGACACAGAAGCGATCGAAGCTATGACTTTAAAAGTACCTGGTGGTGAAATGGTATCCAGTTCCGGCAACAGTGATAAGACAGGAAAGATTGCTCTAAACTATCAGGACTATGGCAAGGTGGACCTAAGCGAACTGGTAGAAAGAAAGAGGGGCTTAAAGCAAAAGTTTAAGTCAGCAGACAATAAAGTGAGAAGGACGGAGATTGCTCTAGACTCTTTAACGGAAAAGGAAAGATATGTTGTAGAAAAGACGGTAATGGAAAGATACTCCTATAAAGATGTTGAGGTAAAATTTAATAAAGAGATGTCCCGGGAAGGTGCTTACATAACTGATAGGGGAATAAAACATATGAAGTTTGATGCTATAAAAAAGATGCTAGAAGTAGTAAGTGCATAAATGGTCTAAAAATGGTCTGATATTGGTCTAAAAATGGTCTGACAAGACAATACCATCTATAGTATACTTATAGTAGCAGAAAATTTAGTTGGTGGCGGAATAGGTAGACGCTATTAGTAGGCATACGGCACTGGAATAGTAACCAGAATAAATAATCTGCCGGAGAGCCATGCAAGGTGCAAATCCTTGCCCAACATTAAAACTATAACAATAGGGCCGGCAAAGGTAAGTCAAAAGGTTTGTTGTAATATAGAATCAAGACACTCTTAACCGGGTGTCTTTTATTTTTGGTCGGCATAGTCCGGGGCAATATCTCTTCAAGGGGTGGGCATGGAGATATGATTAAAGAAGCAACCACCAGAGGTGGGTGAGGTTATAAATGTCTAAGCATAAAGAAGCTGAAAAAGATTACATAAAAGGCATGAAATATAAAGAACTTGCCGAGAAGTACGAGGTATCCATCAACACGGTAAAGTCATGGAAACAAAGACATAAATGGGTGCGCACAAAAAAGAGTGTATGCAAGCCTAAAAAGGTCAACAAAGATGTTGAGGAAGAAAGTACTGAACTCACTGAAAAACAAAAGCTTTTCTGTATGTACTGGGTTAATAATAGGAACGCGACTCAAGCTTATCTTAAAGCTTATGACTGCAGTTATGCAGTAGCTAATGCTAGCGGACCAAGGCTGTTAGTAAAGGATAGTATAAAAAAGGAAATTGCAGAGCTAAAGGAACTAAAAAAAGAATCATTGATGATTAATGAAGATGATATTGTTGAACGATATATGAGGATAGCATTTGCTGATATAACTGACTTCGTAGAGTTCGGTCAAGAAGACATTCCGATTGTAACTAAAGATGGTTTAATTATGAAACCTAACCCAATAACTGGTGAGGAAGAACCAATAACGCAAAAGATAAATGCACTAAAATTCAAAAGCTCTAATCAAGTAGATGGCGGGCTTATCTGTGAAATAAAGACAAGCAAACAAGGGGCTAGTGTTAAGCTGGAAGATAGACAAAAAGCACTGGATTGGCTCTCTAGATACTTCGATATGAATCCAGAGCATAAGCACAAAAAAGAGCATGATAAGAAAAAGCTAGAACTAGAACGAGAACGATTAGAGCACACAAAAAAGATAGATGAGATAAAGGCGTGGTAATTAATGGCTAAGTATGCTGTGATTGAAAGTTTCTATTCGTCTAATAAATGGAAACGGTTTAGGATGTATATAATAAGCGAGCGCAGTTCTGAGCGTGGCCCAATATGTGAGCATTGCGGAAAGTTGATTACTAAACGTAAAGATCTACACATCCATCACATAGAAGAGTTAACACCAGAAAATGTTCATGATGTAAGCATATCTTTGAACCCGGACAATGTTATGGTGGTCCACCATGAGTGCCACAATAAAATCCACAACAGGTTCGGCGGTCAGAGTAAAGGAAAAGTATATCTGGTATACGGACCACCACTGGCAGGGAAGAAAACCCTGGCAATAACAAATAAAGGCAGAGGTGATATTGTCGTTGATATGGACAGGCTGTACGAGGCCGTGACAATGTTACCCAGCTATGATAAGCCAGATACTCTATTTGAAAATGTCATAGGAATATATAATCAGCTAATAGATAACATCAAGACTAGATTCGGCAAGTGGGATAACGCCTGGATAATCGGTGGATATGCTGATAAGTACAAGCGAGAGAGGATAGCTAATGATTTAGGAGCTGAGCTTATCTTCTGTGATGCGAGCAAAGAGGAATGCACTAGTAGACTCGAGGTGGATGAGGCTAGGAAGTACAGGCAAGACGAGTGGCGAGGGTATATAGAGAAGTGGTTTATGGAGTATGCAGAATAGAGCGCACACCCCCGGTCTAAAAAGACAGGGTCAATTGCTGGTTACCGCACACACAACCCTTTTTTCACATAAACCGTAAATTTTGAAAATCGCTGGAGGTTTTTTGATACATGCCAAAAACTGAGGTATACCAAAAAGAACTGGCAAAGCTGACTGAAATATTTACTGATGTCGAAGATACTAAACGGAAGCTGGTTGAAGGTCTCTTAGAAGATGCCGCTTTTCTAAAATCGGAAAACTATGAGCTCAAAAAAGCATTAAAAGGTACTGGAATGGTTAAGATTCACCCAGAACATCCGGAACTACAAAAGACTACTGAAACAGCTAAGCAATATCTAAAGAACATTAACAGTTATGCAGTAGTAGTGAAGACGCTAAACGGAGTGCTTAGCAAAAATATTGTCGAAGACGAGAATGATCTAGACGAATTCGAATAGGTGGTAGCATGCTTTTAAAAGAAAGTATCAACGGAGAACATTCGTGGCTTTTAGAATACACCAATAAATGCAAGTCTGGTGAAATAATTGTTGGACATGAGTTGATAATGCAGTTAGATATTTTAGTAGGTCACTTGAGTGATCTAAGAGTTCCGAAAATAACAGTAGATTTATCCGATGCACACAAGAGGATTAAGTTCATAGAAACACGTTGCAAGCACTTTGAAGCGCCATTCGCTGGCAAACCCTTTATACTCGAATTGTTTCAGAAAGCATTTATCGAAGCAATATACAGCTTTAAGATTTACGATGCAGAAGTCGGTAGGCTAGTCAGGCTATATCAAGACATACTTTACCTGGTAAGCAGGAAGAATGGGAAAACTCCACTTATTTCAGCCATGTGTTTGGCTGAATTTTTTTGCGGTCAGCAAGGTACTAAAATTCTTTGCAGTAGCAACGATCACGAACAAGCGGACCTTATGTTCCAGGCCATTGATGCTATGAGAGAAGAAAGTAAAGCCTTGGATAAAGTCACAAGAAAAAATATCAAAGGCATTTACTTTGGCAATCCCAAGAAGCCCAAGAAAACTGGAAAGTTCTCATATAAGAATAAAGGTAGTATTCGAAAAATATCGGCTAAAACAGGCGCTAAAGAAGGTAGAAACATTGGCGTTGGAGCCGTGGACGAAGTGCATGAAATGAAAGATGAGTCTTCGACTATGCCGATAAGACAGGCGTTATCTACTCAAGACGAACCGCTTTACTTCGAACTCACAACGGAAGGGGTAGTCAACGATGGATACCTTGACAGTAGACTTACAAAGGCCCGCCAAGTATTAGCGGGGGAATTAGAACGCTCTCGATGGTTGATTTGGATGTATACCCAAGACAACGAGCAGGAGATATGGCAAAATGAAAAATTCTGGGTTAAAAGCAACCCGGGATTGGGAGTTATTAAAAAATGGTCATTTATGAGAAAGATGATTGAAGAAGCCAAGACCAGCAAACCAACAAGGGTATTTGTTATGTCAAAAGACTTCAACATTAAACAGAACAATGCTAGTGCGTGGCTCACGCATGAAGACATTGTTAACAAAGAAACTTTTGACATTGAAGATTTTAGAAATGGATTTGCAATCGGAGCAGGGGATTTAAGTAAAACAGGTGATTTTTGTAGTTCTAGGATAATGCTCATGAAGCCAAGTAGTGATAAAAAGTATTTTCTACAGCACTACTTCATTCCAGAGGCAAAATTAGACCGCCTTTCAAGGGAAGATGAAAAGATATATCGAGACTGGACAAGGAGGGGCTTAATAACTTTATCGCAAGGGAATGAAAACGACTTCAGTTTAGTAACCCAGTGGTTCTACAAGCTCTTTAAAGACTACGGAATAAGGACATATATGACAGGTTACGATAAATGGTCAGCGGTTTACTGGTCCAAGGAAATGGAAGACCATGGCTTCGACATGAAGAAGGTTGACCAAAACTGGGGCAGCATGTCTGAACCGATGAAACTACTAGAGACTGACCTTAAAAGCAAGAAAGTAATCTATAACGACCATCCGATTGACAAATATTGCCTTGAAAACACGGCTTTAAATGTAAACTCTAAAGAAGAAATAATGCCTGTTAAGGTTCAAGGTAAAGAGGATAAGAAGATTGATGGATCTGTAACTATGATGATCTGCTATAGGGTTTACATGGATTACAAGTTGGAGTTTTTAGAACTTGTCAAAAGAATGGGATAGGAAGCGAGGTGACATAGTGGCATTTAAAGATCTTATAAAGAATGTATTCTCTAAAAAAGGGGGTAATCAAAAGCAATATGCTAAATTTTTAAATGGGTATGTTCCCATCTTTTCGCAGTTCGGGCAGGACATTTATGCCTCGGATGTAGTGCAGATGTGTATCGACGTAATAGCAACTGAATGTAGTAAATTGCAACCAAGACACATGCGCACAGGTGATGGGGTGGAAGTCAAGGTAAAGGGCAGTATAAACAGGCTTTTCAAATTTGCTCCAAACGAGCTTATGACCACGCGGGATTTTATTGAAAAAATAATATGGCTATTGTTTATGAATTATAATGCCTTTATCTACCCGATGCCAGGAACAGTTAATGGGCAAGGGGAATATATAGGGTTTTACCCGCTAAACCCTACGCAAGTGGAGTACCTCGAAGATTCTACGAACAAACTTTTTGTGAGGTTTAGGTTTGGCAATGGGCAGGAGTATACTTTGGCATATTCCGATGTAATACACTTAAGAAAAAAGTTTTCTGTAAATGACATAATGGGCGGCGGTGTACATGGGCAACCAGACAACGCCGCTCTTTTGAAGGTATTACAGATTAACGATTCGCTCCTTCAGGGCGTGGAGAAAGCAATTAAAACAAGTCTCTCCGTGCGAGGGATTTTAAAAATTAATACCATGCTTGACGGTGATAAGCAGCAAGCGGAAAGAGAAAAATTTGAAAAAGCAATAACAAGCGGTGAAACCAGCATAATGCCCATGGACCTAAAGGGTGAATATACTGACTTGAAGCCTGACCCCAAACTAGTAGATAAGGACATATTGGAGTTTTTAGAGAATAAAGTCTTGCATAACTACGGTGTGTCACTCCCGATTCTAACAGGAGATTTTAACGATGAGCAATATCAGGCTTTTTACGAAAAAACATTAGAGCCTTTGGTGATTAGCTTAGGACAAGCATTCTCCAAGGCTTTATTTACGCCCAGAGAAATTGATTTTGGTAATGAGATTGTATTTTACCAAAAAAACATGATGTATTTGAGCACTAAGTCGAAGATTGAACTGTTAAAAACCGCAGGCGAACAAGGGTTATTATCAGACAATCAAAAGTTAGCCCTTTTAGGTTACCCGCCCCTTGAAGATGGTACCGGTAATAAGAGGACGATGTCGCTGAACTACATAGATGTAAATTTAGTTAACAAATACCAACTTAAAAAGGCTGGGTCAAAGGAAACGGAGGGAAATAAAAATGAGTAAAAAAAGAAACTTACCAAATAAGGATGAAAAGGTATTAAGAAGTTTTGGAATGCCTGACATGCGCGCTGTTGACGATGCTGGCGTTATCGAAGGGCACGCCGCTATATATGATCAAAAAACAAGTATCGGTGATTGGTTTAATGAGGTTATCGAGCGTGGTGCCTTCAGTGGCTGCGACTTTGATGATGTATTATTTACCGCAAATCATGAATTATGGGATATCCCATTAGCACGCAGCCGTAGAAACAATATTAATTCTACTCTAAAATTAAATCTTGATGATCAAGGGCTATTCATTAGGGCGGATTTAGATATTGAAAACAACTCAGAGGCTAAAAATCTATACTCGGCGGTAAAAAGAGAAGACATCAGTGGGATGTCTTTTATTTTTTACGTAAGTGAAGAAAGATGGGAAGATTTAGATAGCGACATGCCAACGAGGTATATCGAGAAGGTTGCAAAAGTTCGCGAAGTTAGTGCCGTAAATTACCCAGCGTATTCAGGCACTGATATAAATGCTCGTAATGACCAATCTGCATTGGAGAATGCAAAAAAGGCATTGGAGAATGCCCGGTCTACGTTGGATAACGAAAAGAACGAGCTAGAGTTAGAAAAGGCAAAAATAAATTTAATCTAGGAGGGTTTATTAATGAAAGAATGGTTAATGAAACAAATAAAAGCAAAAGAGGATGCTAGAGCAGCCTTGAAAGAAAAGGCAAAAAAGAGTGAGAAAGTTGAAGAGGTTAGAAGCATTGGAGAACAAATGGAAGTTTTGGATGCAGAAATTGCAGAATTCAGAAAACAGGCTGATGCAATTCCGGATGAACCTGCAGCTGGGAAATCAGGAAATGGCGAAGGTGATTTTAGATCAGGAAAGCTCAATGGCGAAGGCGAAGGACAAGGCGAAGGAGCAGGTGAGCAAAGAGGAGCTGTTGCTGTTGGTGGATTAAACCCACTTGGGACCTACCAGGCAGGGCAAGCTCAATTTGACAATGAAGATGCAAGAACTAAAGAACTTGAGCAAAAATTTGAGCAAAGAGGGAAAGATCTTAAAGAAAAAAGGTCGGTTACTTATGATCTAAGTGAAGTTCCTGAATTGAGAGCCACTACAATTGGTAGCGGAACTCTTGTTACACCAACCCAATCTAGCAATACTTTAAACCAAGCACATAACCAAGTTTCTAGGGTTGTTGACGTTGTCCATGCCGTGCCGTTGCTCGGTGGTGAGAGTTATGAAAAAGGGTTCGAGGTTACTCATGGTGAAGGTGATTATACTACTGAGATAGGAGATTATGCCGGGGCGGATCCTGTCTTTGATTATGTGTCAATTAACAAAGCAAAAATTACCGCCTATACCGAGATGTCAGACGAGGCAATGAAACTACCGAATGTCGATTATCAATCCATGGTCAGAGAAAGTATCACCAAGGCAATTAGAAAGAAAATTTCAAGACAGATTCTTGTTGGAACCGGCGGCGCAAATGCATTGACCGGTATTTTTAATGCCCCTGAAAAGGTTATTCCTACTCCAAGCGATTTAGAAATTACTGAAATTGATGCGGATACTCTAGACAACATCGTTATCAACTATGGCGGCGATGAAGAGGTTGAGGGTATTGGCTATTTAGTATTAAACAAAAAAGACCTTGCTGCTTTTGCTGGCGTTAGAACCGCGGACGGGAAAAAGTTGTATAAGATTAAAGTCACTGGAAATACTGGAACCATTTCCAGCGAAGATTCTTTTGAGGTGCCATTTATTATTAACAGTATCTGTCCAGCGTTATCCGATGTTGGAACAGCAGCAGATACCTACTGCATGGCTTACGGCATGATGCAGGGTTATGAAATGCCTGTTTTCTCTGCTTTGACAGTTGAGGAGAGTCGTGATTACAAGTTCAAAACTGGTCAAGTTGCTTATCGCGGATCTGTTTGGGCTGGCGGTAACGTCGCAATGTACGAGGGTTTTATCAGAGTCAAGAAAGTATCAGCAGCTTAAATTTACTAAGATAAAAGGGCGAGGATTATATTCCTTGCCCTTATTTTATTAATAAAAGGAGAGGGACAATAATGAATTTATTTCCATTTAAAGCAGGGTCACAAAGGATTGGTTCAAATGTGCCACATATTAATTTTGAGCGCGGGTTTATTTCTAAGTTTAAAGTAGATGCGGCTAAAGCAATAGCCCAAGACATCACAGGGATTTTGCCGGCTACGTCTCTAACCACTGAGGTTCAAGAAATCACTGAAGGCATTTCGAACCCACCGGTACCAAGAAACATAAAAATAAAAGCTAATGCAGCAGGAGTTGCTGGGGATGTTGTGATTACCGGAACCAACTACGCTGACGGGGTGATAACTGAAACTATAGCTCTTAACGGTACGACTAAAGTTCAAGGTGCTAAAGCTTTTAAAACAGTAACTAACATTCAGCTACCAGTTAAGACTAATGTCGACACTGATACAGTATCAGTTGGTTTCGCTAATAAGCTAGGATTACCGTATAAGCTCAGCTTAGACGCTGTGCTAAACGCTTACCGTGATGGCGCAAAAGAAGGTACCGCTCCAACGGTTACCGTGAGCACAGCTAACTTCGAAGATAACACGGTGCTATTGAATAGTGCGTTAAACGGTACTCAAGTTGATGTAATGCTGATCGTGTAGGTGATGATGAATTATGACTGATACAGGGTGTGGAAGATTTATGGAATCTAGAAGGTGTGGTGAATAGGCAATGGTTGAAAGCTCATTGCTAACTGAAGTTAAACACTATTTGCGCGTTGACGGTGAAGATGATGACAATTTAATTGGATCACTTACAGATGCAGCGGACCAATATATTAAAAATGCAACTAGACAAGACGTAGATACAACGCTTGAGCTATACGAAACTGCCTTAAAAATGCTGGTAGCTAACTGGTATGAGAATCGGGACCCAGTTGGAAAAGCAGACTCAATTGCATTTTCTCTTGAAAGCATGCTAATCCAGTTATCTCATTGCGGGAGTGAGCTATAATGAACCCAGGAGAGCTTAGAAACCGTGTAAAAGTTTACGGAAAAGTGAAAGCCGAAAATGAGCTAAAAGAAACGGTTTACAATGACACCTTGCTTACTGAAATATGGGCTAAAATTACTCCACAAACAGGCAAAATGCAGAATCAGCAGGTCGACACTATCCTCACTAATGTAACCCATAAAATGGAGATCCGATACAATAAAACAATTATGGCAGCTTACCAAGATGAACAGCAAAAAAGTAGCCTCTACATTAAGTTTAGAGGGCACCGGTTTGACATTAAGTATATTTTAAACCCTTATTTTAGGGATGAAAAGCTAGAAATATTCGTGGAGGAAGTGATTGGATAATGCTTACTTTAAAGCAAATTAAGGCAGCTATAAACAATAAAATTATAGGTAAGTTTCCAAACATCGAAATCCAATCGCAGAATGTTAAAGAGGGCTTCATGCGCCCTAGTTTTTTTGTGGAGCTCCATAACAAGGGCCGCGATACTATGCTGTATATATCAGAGCGTAGCATGACAACCAGATTATATTATTTTCCATCCGATCGATATAACTTCTCGCTAGAAATAATGGATATCCAAGATCAGCTAGAGTCTGAATTTAACCTTAATTTTAAGGTGGGGGATAGAGTGGTAACTATTCTCGAAACTAGAAGTCAACCGATTGACGGGGTGTTAGAGTTTGAATTTGATTTTGAACTTGTCGAATTCAACGGTGACGAAGAAGAAGGGGAGACGATGGAAGAGCTGGAGGTGAATGCCTAATGTTTGATGCAAGAGACGAAGGCATGACAGAGTTTCAAAAGAACTTAAGTACACTGCTATCCGATATGCCCAAGGAAGCTAAAAAAGTACTAAGGAAGGCAGGGTCTAAGGCACGAACTATAGCTGCAAGAGTCTCTCGCCAGAATATCAAAAAACGTACCGGAACTTACCATAAGAGCTGGAAGCGCGGCAAGGTGTGGCAGGAGGATGACGGCAGCTACAAAGTCCGTTTTTATAATAATGCCCCTCATGCTCATTTACTAGAAGATGGGCATAGAATTGTTGGCAAAGATGGCAGTGAACATGGCTTTAAGCCGGGTTACAAGATTATAGATAAGGCCAACCAACAAGTTGAGGAAAAATGGGAAGATATCCTCGAGAAAGAAATAGATAAGTTGATTGATAAAATGTAAGAAAGGTGTTGAACTAAATGGGATTACCTGAAATAAACATTAGCTTCCAATCCTTAGCCGTATCGGCTATCCAAAGGAGTCAGAGGGGCGTTGTAGCATTGATTTTAAAAGATGTTACAGGTACTTTTGACACGAAGGAATATCGAGCCGTAACCGATATTGAAACAGCGGATTGGACGGAAACAAACAAAGATTATATTGAAAAAGCTTTTATGGGCAGACCACTGAAGGTCATTGTTGAGAGGTTAGATGATACAGCGACTGATTACTCAGCTGCGCTAGATAGGCTATCATCAAAGCGTTTTAATTACCTAGCTATACCCGCGATAGACACTGCGGATGTAGTTGCAATCGAAACCTGGCTAATTGGTGAGCGGGACAGCAAGAAAACATTTAAAGCGGTACTGCCTAATAGCGACAGTGATCACGAAGGCATTATAAATTTTGCGACAGAGGATAATGTTGTTGGCGAAACGACTTACAGTGCGTCTGAGTACACGGCTAGGCTTGCTGGTATTTTTGCCGGCTTATCTCTAGAACGCTCAGGAACTTATTATGTGTTACCGGAGGTTGAAAGCATTACCGAAAGCGAGGACCCAAATGCAGATATCGACAATGGTAAATTGATCCTTGTCAATGATGGCGAAAAAATTAAGATTGGCCGAGCTGTTAACTCATTAGTAACAATCGAGGAACCGAAAGGTGAAGATTGGAAGAAGATTAAAATCATCGAAGGCCATGATTTGGTGCAAGAAGATATCACACGGACCTTTAACGATGATTATGTGGGTAAGGTTAACAACAGCTACGACAATCAAGCTCTATTTATTGCTGCTGTAAATGCCTATCTATCCGAAATAGAAGGAACCGTACTTAACCCAAATGTAGATAATAGTGTAGGTGTAGATACCGAGAAGCAACGTCAAGCCTGGGAAGCAATAGGGACTGACACATCCGAGTGGGATGAGCAAGAAGTTAAAGAAAACGCTTTTGAGGCAAGAGTATTTATCGGTGGAAACTTAAGGTTTTTAGATGCAATGGAAGATTTGGATTTTAGGGCTAGTGTTTAAAAAATAAGGAGAGGTGAAGCAGATGGATCCTAGTAGAGTGATTAACGGTACTTACGGTACAATCTGGGTGGACGGTGAAAAGTGGATGGAGATAAACTCTTTTGAAGCTAAAGTAACCATAAACTATGAAGATCAAAACTTTGCCAATGACGGTGCTACTCACAGAAAAGGAATGGGCTGGAATGGCGAAGGCACCATGCAGATTAAGAAAGTATATTCGAGAGTTCAGAGAAAGTTAGCCCAAAAAATTAAGCGAGGAATATTCCCTCGTTCAACAGTTGTTAGTAAGCTTGCCGACCCAGCAGCTTGGGGGACGGAAAGAATTGTCTTAAATGATGTAACTTTCAATGAGTTTATGTTGATGAAATTTGAGCAAAAAACAACTGGCACAGAAGATATACCGTTTGGGTTCTCTGACTATGATACTCCTGATTTGATTCAGGAATAAAGGGGGTTTAACAAGTGGCTAAAAACATTACGATCAAAGATTTGCTGGCTAAAAAAGAACAGTTCAAGAACAAAAAAAGAGCAAGGGAAACACTATACATTGAATCTTTAGATGCTAATATCACGATTGAGGAACCTACCAGAGAGTTTTGTATCGAAGCTCTAGAAATGGCGCAAGAATCAGCAGAAAAGGCAGACGCGTATAACGTTTATCATTGCGTGGGTGAGCCAAATCTAAAGGATAAAGAGCTCCAAAAGGAGTTCGGATGTGTAGAACCCACAGATATTGCTGACATGCTTTTCAAACCCGGCGAGGTTGCTTCGATATCAGGCCATTGCTTACAATTAGCCGGATATGGGAATGGGCTTCAAAAAGTAAGTAGTGATATAAAAAACTAATACGTAGTGATGAGGATTTTCACTTCCTCCATCACTACGTGCAACATGGCCATACCATAGAATATTTGCTAGATGTTGACGATATAACCAAGCGGTTTATGGTGCAAAGCATGTACAGGTGCTTTGAAGAGGAAAAGAAAAGGTGGGGAGGCTCTAGGTAGTCGCCCTGCTTTTTTTATAAGGTGGTGAGAAAGTGGCTCAAGGGAAAGTAATCCAAAGGATCATAGAGTTAAAGGATCAGTTTACACCTGGATTTAGAAGGATACAGCAAGGCACCTTACAATATAAGCGTGACGTTAAAGATTTAAAAAGAGTAGGGGCAGCCGCATTTAAGGGTTTAGCTAAAGGGGTAGCTGTAGCAGGAGCTGCGGCGGCAGGAGCAGGTGCTGGATTTAGTGCTTTAGTTAATAAAACAGCAGAAATGGGTAACGAAATAGATAAATTATCGCAACAGATGGGCATGAATCGTAAAGAGTTCCAGGAGTGGGATCATGTTTTGAAGCGATTTGGTCATTCTGGGGAGCAAGCAGTCGGTGATGTAGCCATGCTTGGAGAAAGGGCGACGGATGCCGCTAACGGTGTTGGTGAAGGTGCTGAACTCTTTAATAAGTTAGGCGTAGAGGTCACTGGTGCGGGTGGAAAGTTAAAATCGCAGGGGCAGATTTTTGACGAAACAATCACTGCACTTCGAGGGATGGAAGATGTTACAAAAAGAAATGCTTTAGCTAGTGCCTTGCTGAGCACTACCGGCGAAGAGTTGGTTCCGGTACTCAATATGACAAATGAAGAGCTCGATAAAATGAAGGGCAACGCTAACATATTAAGTGATGAAGATATTGAAAATAGCAGAAAATTCAAGGAGGGCATGCATGCCTTAAAAGCAGGTGCGATAGGAATGTTTCAGTCTCTTGCATCTCCTGCATTGCCCGCTTTTAACCGAGGAATTCAGGGGCTAATCGATAAACTCCCAAACATTAAACGGTTTGCGAAAAATTCCTTTGATGCAATGAAACAAGCCATAGAAGATAACCGAGAGGCAATAGATTCAGTTAAAAGTGCTTTTGATAATATTAAAAACGGAATAGCAGACGCATTTGGAGCCGAGGGGGAAGGTGGCGGAGCTGCCAACTGGTTCGTTAATGCGGCAATACCTGGAATTATAGGTGGAATTGCCAGTGTCTTGGAATGGAGCGCTAAAACTTATAACTTTTTTAGGAACAATTGGACTATGATAAGCCCGATTGTCTACGGCATTGTTGGTGCAATGACGGCTTATTATTTGATTACCAAAGCACTTGCTCTTAAACAACTCGTCCTTACAGCAGGGCAATGGGCCCTTAATGTAGCCATGAACGCAAATCCTATCGGTATGGTTGTTATGGGTATAGGTTTATTGATTGCAGCAGGGACATTTTTAATTAAAAACTGGGATGATGTAAAGCTAGCCGGTAAGAAAACCTGGAATGGTATTGTCGGTTTTACTGAATGGGGAGTAAATACGGTTATAAGTGGCATTAATCTATTAGTCCAAAGTGCTGTAAATGATCTTAATTTTTTAATTGAAATGGCGAATAAGGTACCTGGTATTGATATTGGAGAAGTTTCATTCAGCGGGTTTGATAAAGTTGATTTTGGAAGTGCTAAATTTGATACTGCTGGACAAGAATTTAAGATTGGAAGCAGTAAGAGCAAGGGTGAAGAGCCAAAAGGATTCGCGGATATGGAAATGGGATCTCTATTAGCCGAATCACCAGAAAACTTTGAAGCTGTGTTAGGTGACTATGAAAAAGGGCAAGAACTTAAAGTGCAAGAGCAAAAAGCCTCAAATGACGGCCTAACAAAAGCGCTTGGTGAGAATACAGAAACAATGAAAGCCACAAAAGGCGGAGGGAATGAAATTAACATCACTGTAAGCGGTAGCGACCTTTCCGCTGAAGAAATAGCAGATAAGTTAGTGCCTCGTATTGAAAGAGGATTAATGGGAGCTTAAAGGAGGGTTTACATGGCCCTAGAAACTTTTTTATCTATAAATAGTAACGAAGAGGTAATACAATTTCCGGTACCTATCGAGCCTTTCGACATCACGTCTCCTTGGAACAATGAAGTCTTTGAGGGTATGACACAAGACCTAAATTTAATCGGTTTACGAGGACTAAAAACATTTGAGCTAAAAAGCTTCTTCCCAGTTCGCGATTATCCATTCTTACAAAGCCGTGAAATGTGGGGCGTGGAATATGTGGAGACGATAGAGCGTTGGCGAGATAGGCGCTATCCTTTAAGGCTTATTATTTCCAGCGATGACCCATACACAATTAATCTTAACATGGCCGTTACGATCGATGATTTTAGCTATGGTATTAAAAGAGACGGTGACATTTATTTTACACTGTCATTCAAAAAATTCCCCTTTGTGAAAGTGAGTGGTTAGCATGTTTAAACTTACTCTAATAAAGTCTGATAGACGTTACAATATCACTCCAATCGTTGGGGAGTTTTCTTGGGATAGCGATTTCTCGGTAATGGCCGCTTTGGAAATGGAGGTAGCTTTCTCAGATACAAGGTTTTTCCCACGCAATCCGTGCGACTTAGGTGATGCTGTGATACTCACCGAGGATGGCCAAGAGGTTTTCAGGGGGATTATAGTAGACGAGGATAGAAGCGGAAGAGGCCCAATCAAATATAAAGTATATGATTATTCTTGGTACTTATTTGAGTCAACTACAGTTTACCAATTCAATAATATTTCAGCTACAAAGGCCATTAAGCGAATACTAAGAGATTTTGGGATACAGATAGGCTCAATAATCAACATGCCCACTATAATTGATAAGATATATCTTGAAAAAGAACCAGCTAAAATAATCCAGGACATACTTAATAAAGTTGAAAGCCACGAAGGGTACACAGTTAATGTTGAGATGAGGCAAGGCAAAATATCTTTTGAAAAAAGACAGGATTTATTGATAAGAGGGACCTTTGCCCTAGCTGCTAATTTGTGGGATGGCAGAAACGTAACCGATGCTATTGCGGAATCGAAGCGGACTAGGTCCATCGAGGATATGAGAAATAGGATTAGGTTAATTGTCGAGGATGAAGAGACGGAATATGAAATAACCGCTGAAACTGAAAGCGCTGATCTAATCGAAAAATACGGGCTACTAGAAAAAACTCTTAAAATAGATGCCGAGGATGCAGCAAAAAGTAGGCAAGTTGCCAAGGTGCTGCTAGAAAGACTCGGCAAGGTCCACGAAACAAACAAAGTGACATTAATGGGAGATGCCAGGGTAAAAGCTGGGCGGTTATTTGATATAAAGGAGCCGGTCACGGGAATGCAAGGGCGATTTATGATTGCGGCCGTCAAGCATAGTGTATCTAACCAAATTCACAATATGGAACTGGAATTAGTTTTACCGGAGGATGTGGTGTAATGAATAACTTAAATAAACTCGCTAAACTGTTTTCTGAGAGAGACAACCCTTATAGAATCAACATCACAATCGGCGAAGTAATATCGACCAGTCCTTTTAGGGTTAAATACGGTGACAAAGTTATTTTAGAACCAAAGCATCTATATATAGCGGATTCTTTAATTAGCGGATATACGGGCCAGTACACTGATGATAATGGTACAACTGTAACAACTAAAACCGTGACTACTAAAAATGAATTACAGCAAGGCGATAAGGTGATAATGATCCCGGATGATTCGCTTAATAGATGGTTCATCATAGATAAGGCGGTGAAATTATGAGCAAACTTCCGCGCTTAGCGCAGCTAGAGTTTGAAGAGGAAGAAATAGTAACAGAAGAAACTGAAACTACTCATTCGACCTTTGATTGGGATTTCGAAGAAGGAGACTTTGAGCTAAGAAATGGCAAGGTGCAAGGCTTGGAAGGGCTTGATTATTTGAAGGTATGGATAAGAAAAGCGTTGCTTACAGTACGAAACTCTTTGATCTATAAAGATACCGACTATGGCAGCGAACATCATTCGCTTATTGGATCTACCTTCAAGCCTTCTTTTATGCGAGCAGAACTTCGGAGAATGATATCAGAGGCCTTGCTTGAAAATGAAGCTATTACAAATGTATCTGACTTTGAATTTAGCCAGGAAGGAGCGCGAATGGTAATATCTTTTAGAGTGAACAGCATTTACGGCACAGTTGGAGAGGATGTGAGTGTCTAATGTCTAAAGAGGATATCTTAAATGACATGCTCGATAGTGTCGACAGTAAATATGATAAACGGGCAGGAAGTTTTATTTATGACGCACTAGCCCCATCCGCTGAACAATTTGAGAAAAGAGATGAAGAGCTAGATAAAACCAAAGATAAACTGAGCGTTGAAAATCTAGAAGGTGACGAGCTAGCTCAAAGGGTAAAAGAGAGAACAGGCATTGAGAGAAGAGAAGCTACAAAGGCAATAGGCAACGTTACAGTTACCGGTAATGGGACTATTAACGAAGGTGACTTGTTTGAAACAGAAGACGGTATCCAGTTTGAAGCAACAGAGACTAAAGATATTGTCGATAGTGGAGAGGTTAATATCCAATGCTTAGAAAGCGGCGATATTGGGAATGTAGCTGCTGACAGCATTACTCTTTTTCCGGTAACCTTGGGTGGGATTAATTCTGTTACTAATACGGAACCAACTTTTGACGGTTTTCCTGCTGAACCAGACGAAGATTTGTTGCAACGGTATTATGATCGAGTTAGAACTCCGTCCACTAGCGGCAACAGATTTCACTATATAAACTGGGCAAAAGAAGTATCCGGCGTAGGCGAAGTCGAGATATTCCCTTTATGGAATGGAGATAACACTGTTAAAGTTGTAATTATAAACGCTGACCGCTTGCCGGCATCTACAGAATTGGTGGGCGAAGTGCAGGAACATATCGACCCTGGCATAACTGGTTTAGGTGATGGCTCAGCTCCAATAGGTGCCTTTGCCACTATAGCAAGTGCTACAGGTAAAGACATTAACATTGAGCTATCGATAACACTGGAAAGTGGATATAGCGAAGCGGAAGCGATTGAGCATATTGAGGAAGATGTCACAGATTATCTCGCTGAAATTGCTTTTAATCAAAACTTTGTTTCTTATGCTAAAATTGGATCTATTATTTTAGATAGTGAAGGGGTAGCCGATTACACAGATTTATTAGTAAACGGCGGTACGTCAAATATAAGCGTGGCTGATGAAGAAGTGGCTGATGAAGAAGTGGCTGTTCTGGGGGGTGTGACGATTGTCTAACGAGATGATCAAGTCACTCCCTTATTTTATGCGAAGGTCTAAAGTATATGGTGAAATATTTGATGCTAAAGGCAATCAGTTCCAGGCGCTAGATACTAATATCGACGACATTAGAGCTCAGATGGATGTAGAAACTGCAACCTGGGGGTTAGATATCTACGAGAAGGAGCTAGGCATCAAGACTGAGCGAGACAAGCCCTTAGATGAGCGGCGCAGTGTAGTTAAATCACGCATGAGAGGTTCGGGGCAAGTTAATGCAATGCTACTAAAAGTGGTTGCTGATTCCTACACAAACGGTGATGCGGAGGTTAGTTTTAATGGAGCAATAACCGTCCAGTTTACGTCACAAACGGGAAGGCCGCCCAACCTAGAGGATGTTAAAGAGGCTATAGAGGACACTAGACCAGCTCACTTAAGGGTGTTGTATGAATTTAGGTACCTAACGATTGGAGAGGTATCAGAAATGACAATCGAGGAAATGGAAGCTACTACGCTCGATAATTTCGCAGGAGGTGACATAAATGGCTAGCAATACTGAAGAATTAGATCTGCTTAAAAAGGACCCGGTTGCAGATAAGGATAATACGTTTAATATAAAGACAATGCTGAATGAGAACTGGGATAAGCTAGATGGTCATGCAAAAAATATCCTTTTGAAAGCTGGTAATCTGGAAACGGAACTAGGAAACCACAAAACCGCATCTATGCCCCACCTAATGCAAGACAACAAAACCGGCAAAACCTACCGCTATGGAGAGCAAATAAGTGCAGAAGGTAAACCGCAACTGATATATGAGGAGGTAGTATAATGAATGTTAAAGAGCTAATTAAATATCTTGAGAATTGCAATCAAAACGCAGAAGTGAAAGTAACCGCACCATTTCATAACGGTTACAAAAATAGCCCTGTTATAGAAAAACCAGTAGATATAGAAGAGGACAGGCTTGCTGACAGGATAGACTATGTTGAAATAGAGATTGCAGATTATCAAATTTAAGGAGGTTGGCGATTCATATGGTTAACGTATTAAACAAGCCCTCAGAAGAGACACAAATTAGAATGGCGGACGCACTTGAAAGAATAGCGGACACAAGAGTGCAGGAGGACTACAGCACGTCACCAGGAAGCAAATACTTGCTAGCAGGTGACAAAGACGCGGGATTCTTTGGTTTTGTACAAGCCGTTGATTTAATAACCGGTGATGATTTAGCTTTAGACCTTGGCTTTTCGGCAGGATCTTCCCAAAATTCAGACACCGCATGGATAAAATACATCTGGAACGGCAAGGTTTGTTTTACTCCCGCAAAAACGTTTAGACACTCTATACCGTGGGACTCAATTTACAATGTAGGAGCGGTTTATGCAAGTGGCGACGAAGGTTCTTTGCCCCCGTCAGGTAGACTAGGAACAGAGTTAACAATCGATGATACAGACAACAGCATTAATACTACGGGCCATTTTTTAGGTGACGAAACATCGGCAATGGATTACTATGATACCGTTGGTGCAGTTGGTGATATTATAGTGCTCGATGGATGGACTAACAGTGCGAATAATGGAGAATTTACAATTGACAGCATCACGGACACTAAAATAGTTGTTACCGGCGGGACTTTAGTGTCGGAAGCTGGTGATAGAACTAATAGACTATACAACAAAGCCAACGTGGTAACTCAAAGCGCCGAGGTGGTTATCGATGGTTTAACTTACAGAGTCAGATTGTTTAAAGGGGCAGCTGATGATCCCACCGATTCTTATGCCGATTCAGATAGAGGTAGTATAGGTCCAGAAAATGAGTGGAATGGCATTATACTCCCCGTGCACGAAAGAGCTAAATTGCAAGATTGGAATTATACCGAGTATGTTGGGACAACTGAGGATTGGGAGGTATCGCTTACTGATAGAGACTTATTGACTCACAATGATTTTGGTAGCGGATCTCGGTCTTGGTGTCAAGAAGCCAGGGATGATGACCAGACGTTCAGCCGTGTCCGCCGTGGCAACCCTGGAGCTTCCCACTTGGATGCGTTCTTCTCTTGGCGCACGTACTCCTCCTCTGGGTGGCGCCCCGTCCTTGAACTTCTCGGATAGCTG